TTACTCATAGAAAACCTACCCGTAACTGTGCCGCCCGAATCTGATCTAATTTGATTTATATCTGCATGTATTCTGCCTTTATGCACATATCCAAGTAACCCATCGATAAAAGTATTTACTGCTTTGTCGTATTCTCTTGCTTTTGCAATCATACGTAAACATTTGTTGTTGTGTGTTTTTAAATAATCTTTTGGTAATTGTGGCATCTTAGATTTAGGAGTGACCTTGTAATCTTTTATACATAGGTGATCTAATAAATTTTTTATAGATGCGGCTGCCCAGATATCTACTTTAATTGTTGTAATGCTTTCTATTGCTTTTACAATTTGNTCTCTTCTCTTTTTTAAATGCTTACCAAATGCTGTAGCTTTTTCGACATCAATTCTAACGCCTTTAAATTTCATGTCAACTAAACATAAAAATAATTTTGTTTCTAATTCAAATATTTGTCTACAAGTTTTTTGCTCTCCGTCGTCTTTTGTGTATAATACTTCATCAATTTTTTTATTAAATAAATTCCATAATTTAAAAGTTAAGTCTACATCTTGCTTTGCATATTCTTTTACTATTGATGCAGGTAACTTATGCATGTTAGTCATTGGATCTTTTACGGTCCCACCAGACCATTCTAATGTTTTCTGTTGTAAATCATATTTGTATTTAGAATCATTAAGATAATCTTTTGACAATGAATCTAGTGAGTATCTAAATCTATTCTCATCAATAACTGATGCAGCTATCATAGTGTCAACTATTTTACCTTTCATCATTTTACCTGTTACTGATCTAATCCAACATACATCGTACATTGCATTGTGAAATACTTTAGTAATGTTTTCGTTNTGAAANATNTTNTCATTAAGAACATCCCATATNTTATTTATTCTTTCAGGATCTATGTCCGTGTCTGAGTGTTGAAGAGGAAANTATGCAGTATCTTTTTCTGTTGCAACAGCTATACCACAAATGAAACCATCGTTTCTTATAGCACCTAAACCTTTTGTTTTAAGATTAGGATCATAAGTTTCTATATCAACTGCAACTGTATCTATACCTTTTAGATCTAAATCCTCTGGTGTATTACACATTATAATCTCTCTCCAGTATCATTTCTAAATAATGTATTGCCTTCTTTATATCTTGCTCTTTCCCTTTCGACTGATGTCGACAGATGTATTTTATAGCATTCCCTTCCGCAAAAAGCAATCTGTTCTCGTTTATAAACTCTGCTGGTTGAATCTTCATGGAAGAATAATGTTTCCCGCCTACCTGCTCTTGTAATGATTTATATGTTGATCCTTTAAATATATCTTTGTGTGTCATGCTACCCTCTTAACGTATCTCATTTCACTTCCTGCAAAATTCCATGCAGTTTCTATTTTTTCTCTTCCTTGATTAGATAAAGAATAACTTCCGCTATAACTTCCATAAATATGCCCATTGTAAGAATTATATTCATCACAAACATCTATCTTTGATGTTTTATAATCAAAAGACTCATTACTATAAGCAAAAAAATCATCACAATCATATATGTGATTATTAACAATTTTTCTTTCTTCATAATCTTGACCATGATATCTTGGATCGTATTCTGTCTGTCTCCAACATTTTCCTCCTACAAAACTACAACCACCACCTCCGTCTTCTCCTAAACTTAAAACTGATCCAAAAATTAAAACAGAACTGTAGTTACTATACCAACCACTGTTGTGTATTTTTTTTTCTATTGACTTTGCATAATCTGTTTCAAAGTCTCCTCTAGTTTGATAAGGTTTTACTTCAACTAATATTTTTCTACCTTCTTCTCCATAGATAGCAAAATCTGGTAGCCATCCTTTTACATCTTCTAAAACTGGTTCATACTCTACATTCCAGCCTAATTGTTTAAAAAATATATATCGTTTACATTCATTTTTACTTCTAAAATGAGCGCCACGGTATACAACTTCATGTGCTTTTATTTCATACATTTTTCTCTCCTTTATGTTATTAAATGTAAATAAATCCACAAACATGTGAACATTGTTATTGTTAATAAATCCATTCTTGCTGTCATCTTACTCCTAATGTGTATTTATCTTGTGATGCTATTGTCCAACAGTCAAACTTACCTCGACTGTATGCTACATATTTTAGTCTTAGCTGACTAAAATAATCTTCTGGTCTAAATCTTGTGTCATCAACAATTACGTTGTCAAAAGTTAAACCTTTTACAGTATGGATGTTTGCATATTTAACTCTGATGTCTCCATCTAAATCACATCCGTTTCGTAAAATTTTATTTATGTAAAGTATTCTGTCCTCTTCTGTTTTAGTTCTTATCAATGCAAAGTCTCTTTGAAAACCTGCATTCTCTTTTAAATACTTGTGATATATTAAATAGTCTATCGTGTATTCTCTATCTACCCATTCTTCAAAAGTTTCATCTCCTCTACCATGAACTATTACTTTACTACCCATATAACTCCAAAAATCTTTTATCTGTCTGAGTGACATTGGTGTACCCTTACAAAAACTTGACCATAGTTTATGACATCTTAGTTCTTTCTTTGGTACGTGGGCCGTGTTCCCTACGTGTGCAAACTCTATTCCGTGTTGTTTGAAAAATTTTTTGACCCATGCATCTGATGGTTTTTGACGATAAGTAAATAGAAAAGTCTCTTTAGTATTTTTTATCTTATCTAATAAAGTCTCCATAGCACTACAGTTTTTTTGTAGATTAGGTAGGTGGTAATGATTACCTATTATGTCTGTAGCTTTCCACACTCTGTGGGTACCATAGTGATGCCATATAGGAGCTATAATTTTTTTACATAAATTATTTATTGTCTTACTACATCTGTGTCCTTGTTCTAATTCTTGTGCACCTTTTGATAATGTNTAAAATTCATGNGCATCTGCACCTGCCCATTCAAATATAGTTTGATCNGGATCNCCNACAAACCAATATTCTTTTGCATTGGTTGCTATTTTATCTANNGCTATCTTTTGTGTCTTGTTACTATCTTGTGCNTCATCTACTATCAAAGCATCTATGTCCGGCTCTACTGCCTTATCTATGAAACGTTTAATCATATCGTGAAAATCTAATTTACCATTTTGTTTATTGTATGCTTCTACAATCGGCACCATATTTTCTATGTCAGTTATAGAATACGTATTGTATTTCTTATCAGACTTCTTCCAATGTTCTTTGAGAGATCTGTTAAATCCATATGCTTCTCTAACAAATTTAAAATAACCATGTTCTCTATTATCAAATTGTGATTGCGTAACCTTGTGTCTTTGAAAGATAGAATCTATTCTACATAAATTTTTATAATCATCGTAGTCAAGAACTTGTTCACCGATTGTTGCTTTGTTTTTACAATAGTGATGTATTGTGCAAATGTTATGTTCTAATGACTTTTTAGTAATACCCTGCATCTCTGGTAGTTTTAATATCTCATCTTTAATTTCATCAGCTGCAACGTTTGTATGTGATAAAACTATTATTCTTTTATAATCAAAACTTTTTAACAACTCAGTATACTTACTGGTTATGAATGTAGAAGTTTTACCTGTACCTGGTGGTCCTACCATAAACTGAAGCTTACTCATTTGTAATCTCCTTATACTCTCCTTCAATAATTAAATCGTCTATATCAACTGTTTGGTTTAACATACGCCATGATACACATGACTTACCATCAAACCTACCATGATTCTTTTTAGCTTTTAAAATATTCTGACATTTAATAACTAAGTCTACTCGTGATAGATTTACTTTTTGCCTGTGTAAGTAATCTTCAAATTTATCTAAATTAAATTCTAAAATATTTTTTTGTTGATTAAAATAAGGTAGACCAAAGTTTGCTAGTTCTTTTTTATTTGTATATGCTTTTTCTTCTGTGATGTAGTTTCTAAAATGTTTTACAAATCTTAAATCTTCTTCTGCATCTTCAACATAATCTTTTGATTTTTCTCTTGCTTCATACTTTCTACGCATGATCTCTTCAAAGTCAGCAGGTTTCATTTCTGGAATCCACACAGATGCTTTACTAATTACTGCATCATAAAATAATTTTTTATTTCTAAGTGTAGGACCATCAACAGTAATTGTTTTTTCNACTGCCTCACCTTGTACTACTGCATTAATCTTTACAAANTATCTGTCACTACCATATTCTATTATCTGTCCTATTGATTGTTTTGCTTCTTCACTTGTTGCTTCTTGTACACCAATCCAACTAAAGATAGTTGCAATTGTTTTTGTTGAACAACCTATTATCTCTGCAAGTTTAGGCATACCAAATTTTCTATTTGCTTTTTTGTGTGTTGTGCCTTTTCTTTTTCTTTTTTCATTTTCTTCATCTTTTGCTGCAACAGCAACTTTGTAAATAAAATCATCTATGTCATCTACATTCCATTCTGTATGTTTTAACAATACACCTGCAATCGCAGTACAATAATCATCTCTTTGTCCTGTGCCTGCATAAGTAATACACAAGGCAGCTGATAGTGCTATCTTACCTAAGTCTACTTTTAAATTACCTG